GAGAAAAAGCTGTCGTCCGGCAAGTTCCGCGCTGAGCTTCCCGAAAAGCCGACCGATGAGCAGCTTGCGGCCTATCGCAAGGACATGGGAATACCCGAAGACGGGAAATACGATGTCGAACTTGGCGGCGGCAATGTCTGGTCTGAGGACGACAAGCCTGCCCTGGAGTTCTTCGCCAAGCGCGCGCATGAACTGAATATTCCGCAGAGCGAGTTCAAGAAGTCGCTCTCGATCTATTGGGACATGCAGCAAGAGGCTATCGCCAAAACGGCTGAGCAAGACAAGGCTGTCTGGCGCGAGACAGAAGACGCGCTGCGCGCTGAATGGGGTCATGAGTTCCGCGCCAATATGGCGATGCTTGAGTGCATGTTCCCGCCTGAGATTGTCGAGGACGTGTTCACGGCGCGGGGCGGCGTCTCCGGCGTCAAGCTCGGCGGCAGCAAGGAGTTTCTGAACTTTCTTGTCGGCTTCATGAAAAAATACGCGCCGGAAGAGACGATTGTTCCCGGCGGCGCGGACAATGCCGCAGCTGAAAGCGAGTTCGAACGTCTCGATAACGAGTTCAAGAACGACTATCCGAACTTCATCCGCGACCAGAAAAAATATGCGCGTTGGTCTGAACTGAAAGACGCGCGCACGCTGCGCGAACAGCGCCAGCGCGGAAGGGCAGCGTAATGCCGCTCAAGAAAGGCAAGAGCGCCAAGACGGTTAGCTCGAACGTCAGAATGATGATGCACGAAGGCAAGCCGCAAAAGCAGGCTGTCGCCATCGCGCTCAGCAAGGCAGGCAAGAGCAAGAAGCCTGCAAAGAAATCTCGCGGTCGCTGATCGCAGATACTCGCGCCAAGTAGCCCGGCACCCCGCCTAGCGGCCCGGATGAAAAGCGCACCCATCCGCCGAAGCAAAGCTCCGACAATCGAAAGTCCTGCGGCCCGCCATGCGCGGCACCCCGCCGGCTGAGAGAAAGGACACCCTGAAGCGACCGGCACTCCACGACACAGGAGTGTCTTCAAATGGCTGATACAGCCTTCGTCACCAAATACCGAGACTCGTGGATTCACGGTTTCGAATACAAGACCTCGATGCTTCGTTCGTCCTGCACGACCGAGGCGTCCTTCAAAGGCAACTCGGCAGTCTTCCTTGTTGCAACTTCCGGCTCCGCGACCTACACGACTCGCGGCGTCAATGGCTTGATCCCGGCTCGCGCCGATAGCCAGACCCAGAACACCTGCACGTTGACGGAAAAGCACGATCTTGTTCGCAAGACCGGCTTTAACATCACCAACTCGCAGGGCGACCAGATCCGCATGATGCAGGAAACGACGATGGGCACGATCAATCGCGCCATCGACGATGAAATCCTGACTGCGCTGTCTGCGTCGTCCACGACTTTGGGCGTGCAGACGGCGAGCCTCGCGTGGGTCGAAAAAGCCCGCTCCAAGCTCGGCAACAATGATGTGCCGACTGAGGATATTGAGAACCTGTTCGCCGTGGTTTCCCCGGCGGTCATGGCCTATCTTCGACAGACCCCGGAATGGGCGTCTGAAGATTATGTGGACGTAAAGCCGTTGGTCGGCCCTGCGCAGAAGATGCTGCGCAAGTGGGGGTTCAATTGGATTGTCTCGACGCGCATCTCCGGTAAGGGGACGGCGGCTGAGATCGTCTACTTCTACCACCGCGACGCCATCGGCTCCGCGTTTAACAAGGCAGACATCGACGCGCGAGCGGACTACGACGAAGAGCAGGATTATTCCTGGGCACGCGCGTCGGTCTACTCGGGCGCGAAATTACTACAAAATGGTGGTGTGGTTAAGGCAACCCACGATGGTTCCGCTTATGCGTAACTACCCGTGGTTGCAGTAAGCGCCATGAAGTTCCTGACGCCGCTTTACAATAGCGGCGTTGGCTTCTTCTGGGGTCTCGAAGCTACCCACGAAAATGCGCTCTCCGTTGATCTGAACTCTGGCGTAGTAACGCCCGTTTTCATGAACCTGGACGCCTTTGAACCCGGTGCTGTTGTCCGCTCTCCGCCTTGCGTTTTGGGTGTTCTGCTCTCGTGTTGCGGGACGCAGATTACCCCAACGGTTGTCGGTAGCGTCATTGTTGCGATGGTCAATTTCATGCGCCGGCCACTCGTCGGTCATGTAAAGCCACGCGAGGTTGTGCTCGGCGTAATATAGACCATCAATGTTGATTGATCGGCGTGGCCTTCTGTCCTTTCGGACAGTTCCGGCTCTAGCGCCTATCACGCATCGCTGGCCAAGCCGAACGCGCCACGTAAAGACGCCGGTTTCAGGATTGTAGTGCAGCACTTCGCGCAGTCGCGCGGCCGTGATAACGGAACGGTCAGCCATCTGTCTGCTCCCGATAGATGGATGGTTAGGGGCCGCGAAGCGTTGGCGCGCTTTGCGGCTCCGTCATTCTAACCGGGAGCGACGCGAAAGGAAACTTGAGATGGCTTATTCTACTGACAACCCTCCGAAGCTTCTCGTTGGGTCTTTCACCTCTGGCGATGGTCCGTCGCTGTGGGCTTACAAGGACGGCGATGTTGCTGCGGACGTTGACGCCGCCGGCTACTTCACCAATGGCGACGCCCTTGGCATGAAGGTCGGCGACTTCATTCTGCAATACGAGACGACCACGCCTCTTTGCCATGTCTGGTGCGTGATCTCTGTCACGGCTGGCGGCGCTGCGACTGTCTGCGGCACCGGCAACAACGTCGACCTGACGATGGCGTAATGCTTCTGGAGGCGGGATGGTCCCGCCTCCTTTCTTCTATGGTGGAAAATGGCAAAAGAACCAGTCCAACTTCTTGAGCGCAATTTCGGCCTTGCCGAGCAGCGGCGCAACATCTGGCTCGCGACCGCATCCGGCGTCATCACTGAGGCTGATGTTCTTGAGCATTCATTTTGGGCGCATGTTGCCCGACATTTGCAGCCGTGCGACGAAATCCTTGTCTGGCACGAGAGCAATGAATGGCGGTTGCATCTCGCCGTTCTAAACGTCGACAAGGTAGGCGCTTCTGTTGGCGTGATTGCTGCCAATGACTGGCGCAAAGTCGCCAATGGCGCGCTTGACGTGAGTGACGCTTTCGCTGTCCGCTGGCGCGGGCCTCACGATCGGTTCGGCGTCGTTCGCAAAGAAACTGGCGAAGTCATCAAAGCCGGGTTCCAGACCAAGGAAGCGGCGATTGAGTTCCTTCGCGAAACGTCGATGGCGGCGTAATCGATGGCGACGCAACTTGGTTTGTATAATGCCGCTCTGCGCCATCTCGGCCAGCGCAAGCTGTCGGCGACGACAGACGATGTAGAGGCGCGTTATGTGCTCGACGATGAATATTCCACTGCGTTGGTCTATTGCCTGAGACAGGGTTGTTGGAACTTCGCGCTAGAGGAAAATTCCATCGCCTCGGCGAGCGCGGCTGGAAGTTCCGTAACCTATGGCAATCGCTTCGCCAAGCCTGCGGATTGGGTGCGCACGCGCGATGTTTCGTCGTCCTCCACATTTGACCCGCCGTTGACGGACTTCGTCGACATGGCCGGCTATTGGTATGCGTCGAGTTCGATTGCGACGCTCTACGTGCGGTTTGTGTCGTCGACGCCGGGGATTCTTGTCGCGAACTTCCCGAGCGATTACGCCGAATATGTTTCGGCCTATCTCGCATGGCTGGTCTATCGCAAAGTCACTGGCGGGAATGTCGAAGAGCGCGCCATATTCGCCGAGACTGTGCTCGATCCTGCCTTGCGCATGGCGCTCGCCAATGACGCGCTGGACGGCAAGCCGACTTCGCAGAAAGCCAAGATGCTGACCGAAATCCGCGCCGTTGACTCTCTCGTGCGCGGCCGTGCGCCTGCGCAGAATGGTGGGGCCTGATGGCGACGCAAGAAAGCCTCTACGTTGGCGCTATCCTGCATCTCAACAACGCCGAGACGGAAAGCGTGCGCGACGAGACGGACGCGCGCTATTGGCTCGGAAAGGTCTACACGGATGCGTTGACGTATTGCCTGCGCCAAGGGTTCTGGAACTTCGCCATGCGGGCGATCCAGATTGATTCTGACGTGACGCCGGCGTTCGGCTATACCTATGGCTTCAACAAGCCTGCGGATTGGGATCGAACCTACGTCGTCTCGGACAATGAGAATTTCGACCCGCCATTGATGGATTATCAGGACCAGACTGCAGTCTGGTTGGCGTGGGT